CGTACGCTCGCACGCTGGACCTCAAGGTGGACGAGCAGGGCCTGCTGTACGACGTGATCCCGCCGCAGTCCCGGGCAGACATTATCGAATATTGCCAGCGCGGCGACGTCCGGCACTCCAGCTTCGCGTTCCGCGTCTTCCCGGGCGGCGATGAGTGGGGCGTCAGCGAGTTCAACTACCCCATGCGGACGCTGCTGTCGGTGCAGCTGGTGGACGTCGCGCCCGTGCTCGATCCCGCTTACCCGGACTCGACGGCGGCGGCCCGCGCGCTGAACGGCGCGGTGGAGTCACTGTCCAACTGGGTGCAGGCCGAGCCGGAGGAAGTGCGCTCACGGCTGGCTGACGGCCGGGGCATGGAGTTCTTCCGCCGCACCGATAACGCCGGCCCGGCCAAGCGCTCAGAGCCTACTCCGCCGCGCAAGCCCGTCCTGAGCGGCCAGCAGGCCATGCTCGCCCTGCAGATGAACATGGAAGACCCCTATTCCGATATGGAGTAGCACGGTCTCACCCAGTATAACCGAAAACTTCCCGGTTAGCCGGAAAGACAAGTTCAGGGAGGAGGAGAACGATGAGCCTGGTACCAGGCCGCCTGGTAGCACGCATGACACAGGCCCTTGGCTTCGTGCGGGCGATCTGGGTGGCATTCGGCGTACCGTGGCGGCCCCTTGCGCCGTCCGGGTCGCTTCAGTCCTGGCGTGCGCGGGCGCTGGTTCCGGTTCTGCTCCTCCCAGGTCGTCCAGCGTACGTTGCCCGGCTCGTAGTTCCCGTTATTATCCGGGTAGCGGTCCAGGCTATATTCCGGGCCGGGGCGTGGGCCGACGTGCGCGAAGAAGGCCTCGAACGAGTCAATCCACTCCGGGCACACGGTAATGCCTCGGCCGCCGTATCGGGGGAACGCCTTATGGCGGGGATTAAGGCACCGCTGCTTCATGGCCTCCCAGGCCATGTACTCGGGCGTGGGCTTGCCTTGCCGCGACGACTGGCCGTGCGTTCCGGCGTGCATGCCGCAGCCGCAGGACTGGGTGTGGCCGGTGCGTAGTGCGTTGGAGGCGAGGACCTTCTCAGTGCCGCAGTCGCAGCGGCATAGCCAGGCAAGCGATCCGTGGATGCGCTGGCCTTCAGCGGCACCGAGGACGAGCAGGGACCCGAAGCGTTGGTCGGCCAGGTTGATGGGGTGCGCTATGCCGTTGCAGCCGCAGGACTGGGTACGGCCAGCGCGCAGTGTGTCCGAGGACAGGACCTTCTCGGTGCCGCAGTCACAACGGCAGAGCCAGGCGAGTGATCCGTGGATGCGCTGGCCGTCTACTGCTGAGAGGGCGGTCAGCCGGCCGAAGCGCTGGCCGGCGATGTCGACGGACCGGGGCATGCCGCAGCCGCAGGACCAGGCGCGACCCCGGCGTAGCTCGCCGGAGGCGAAGACCTTTTCAGTGCCGCAGTCGCAGCGGCACAGCCAGGCAAGGCCGCCGTTGATGCGCTGGCCTTCCATGACTTCGACGGCTATGAGCTGTCCGAAGCGCTGTCCTGTGAGGTCGATACGGGACATGCGAGTGAATGTACCACAGATCCGTGGCCGTAGCTGCCCTTCCTGGGTGTGGACGGAGCCGGTGACCGTCGCGTCATATCTTGGCGCGAAAGTCACGAGCTTCTCTCGAAAGGAGTAGCTAAAAATGGCAAGCGAAGTGGCCAAGCGTCTTAGGGATCGCAGGCTCAACGTCTGGAACGAAGCAAAGAAGATCGCCGAAGATGCGGCTGAGGAGAACCGCAGCTTCACGCCGGAGGAGCAGGGCCGGTGGGAGGCGATGCAGGAAGAAATGTCCGTCTTGGACACCCGGATCAAGGCGGTACTGGACCAGGAGAAGCGCGCCTCGGACGCGGACAAGGCCTTCAACGACCTGGCCGACAAGCCGCAGGACCGCAAGGCTCCGGCGCAGGGCGCGATGGATGCCGAGCTGCGCAAGTGGGCGCGCGGCGAGCCCGGCACCCCGCGGGCGATGGAGCTCAAGCACGACACGGCGGCTCGCGGCCCGGTGAACTACCGCATCCTGACCACCGCTGGCGTCGGCGGCACGAACGCGTCCTCAATCGTGCCGACTGATTTTTATGACATGCTGATCGCGCACCTCATTGAGGTCTCCGGCGTCATGCAGTGCGGTCCCACGGTGCTGAACACCGGCGGTGGCGAGACGCTGCAGGTCCCGAAGACGACCGGTCACTCCACGGCGGCCTCGGCGGCGCAGGCAGGCACGATCGCGTCCTCAGACCCGGCCTTCAGCATGCAGACGCTGTCGGCGTACAAGTACGGCGTCCTGCTCCAGGTGGCCCGCGAGCTCATCGATGACACGGCCGTCGACCTGCTCGGCTACCTGGCCATGCAGGCCGGCCGCGCGCTGGGCAACGCGTTCGGCACCGACCTGGTCAACGGGTCAGGCGCCGGGCAGCCTTACGGCATCGTCAACAACTCCGTGGGCGTTACCGGCGCCACGACCGGCGTGGGCGGCGCGCCCAGCTACGCCAACCTGGTCGACCTGGAGTACTCGGTCATCGCCCCGTACCGCCAGAGCCGGTCCTGCTACTGGCTGGCCGCGGACAAGACCATCGGCGGGTTCCGCAAGATCACCGACACGGTGGGGCGCCCGATCTGGGAGCCGTCAGCCGTGCTCGGCAGCCCGGACCTGCTGCTCGGCAAGCCGCTGGTCGCCGACCCGTTCATGCCGGCCCTGGCCACCAACGCCCTGTCGATCGCGTTCGGGGACTTCTCGCAGTACTTCGTCCGGCTCGTCGGCGGGGTCAGGTTCGAAAGGTCCGATGACTTCGCCTTCTCCACGGATTTGGTAACCTTCAGGGCTATCCTCCGTGGGGACGGGACGATGGTGGACCGCACGGGCGCGATTCGCGTTTACAAAGGCGCCAGCGCATAATCGAGTTTTTTCGAGAACTCGTTCGGTACGCAACAGAAGGAGAACTGTAGTGATTCGGGAACTGGTACGAGAGCGTGGGCGCGCATGTGCGAGTCTTCACGTTTTCGCACCAGATCTCGTAACAGAACGCGCCATTCTTGAGCGAAGGCTTGCGCCAGTTCATGTACCGGCCCTAGCATGGGGAGAGCGGACGGCGTGCGTGCCGTCCGCTCTCAGCCAGCACCCTGTGTGGGAGGGGCCAGCAGTGCTTAAGAGTACTGAACCATGCACGTTCGAGGGCTGCACGAGGCTGCGATACTGCCGCGGGTACTGCACGCGGCACTACAAGCAGCTCATGAACGGCAAGCCGCTCACGCCGTTGCGGGACTACGCCAGGCAGCCGCTGGAGTGCCAGGCAGTTGATTGCACGAGCAAGCCGCATGCGCACGGTTACTGCAAGCTCCACCTGAATCGGGTAGAGCGGCATGGAACACCAGAAGCAACTCGCGCCTGGAATCCCGGGGCAGTGTGCTCGGTAGAGGACTGTGATGAACCGCACAGTGCCAAGGGTTACTGCCGACTTCACTACATGAGGTTTCAAAGGCACGGCAGCGCAGAGGCAACGCGGAATTACAGCCCGGGAGTGGCCTGCTCGGTTGAAGGGTGTGAAAACCCAGTCAGGTCTCTTGGCTACTGTGAGACGCACTACGCACGGTTGCGCAGGACCGGTGACGCAGGTGGCGCTGCCTTGATTCCTCAGTCAGAGCGCGTAACGAAATGGCAAGGGGTAACGTGCGCTGTCGAGAGCTGCGAGAGGCAAGCTACGAGGCGCGGCTGGTGCGGGATGCACTACCAGCGCTGGCTGCATACGGGCGACCCAGTCGGCAAGTGGGGCGCGCAGCCACGTAAAAGCCAGGGCTACACCACGACTGATGGCTACCGGATGTCGGCTGAGCGCCGGAATGGCCGCCCCGTCCTGGAGCACCGGCTGGTGATGGAGCAGATGATCGGCCGCCTGCTGCGGACGTTTGAGGACGCGCATCACAAGAACGGCATCCGCAGTGACAACCGCCCGGAGAACCTGGAACTGTGGGTCCGCAAGAACCAGCCGCGGGGGCAGCGGCTAGAAGACCTGATCGCATTCATTGCCGAGTACTACCCGGATGAGATGTACGCGGCGCTGCTTGACCGGCGTAAGGAAGAGCTGACGTTATGTGGATCCAGACCACCATGCACATGTCGGGGACCCGCGCTAACGGTGACCGGTACCCGCCCGGGTGGACGCCGTTCCAGGTAGAGGACTGGGAAGGCGAGCACCTGATCCGCGGTGGCATGGCCATGGAAGTGGAGCCGCCCTATGTGGCACCCCCGCCACCGCTGGCGTCACCCGCCCAGATTGCCGTGCTGCCAGAAGAGGATGAGGAGGCTGCGCCGGACGGCCCCGTGGAGAACTTCGCGCCGCTGCCGCCGGCCCCGCCAGCTCCGGCAGATCCTAAGCAGTCGTGGGTCGACTACGCGGTGAGCCAGGGCATGGACCCGGACACGGCGGCGAAGATGACCAAGGCGGACTTGCAATCGCGGTTCGGCCCCAGGCTGTAAGCGTAGGATGAAGACGAGGAAGGGAGCCGGACATGGCAGGCCCTGGCAAGACCACGACGAGCAACCGGCCGTACTCGGGGACGGCTGAGACCGCCGACCCGACGAATGAGCCCGGCCAGTACCCGGTCGGGGACTGGGGCACCGCCATCTTCGGCGGCCCGCTGCCGACGGGCACGGGCGCTCCTGGCTCGGCGACCAGCGCGGAGGCACTGGACCCGACCAACGAGAAGGGCCAGACCATTGACGGCCTGACCGGCATCACGCACGAGGAGATCGTGAGCACGGGCGCCCCGGGCACGCAGGGCGTGGTGGACACCGATGGCGGCGGCACGGCCATCACCTACACCTACCCCAATGACGGCATCGGCCCGTACGACCAGGTCACCCGGACCGATGACATCACCGGCCCGCGGGAGTCGACGCAGGCCAATGATGGCGGCTACGCCACGGGCGGCCCGCAACTTCCCGGGATCAAGGGCAACGAGCCGCAGGCGGGCAGCGGCCGGTACCAGCCGGGTGGCGGCCACGTCCTGCGCGGCGGCCGGGCGGTCAGGGGCTGAAGCCATGCAGGACCTGAGCAGCCTCCTGCCCGGTGACCCGGTCAGCGCGCTGACGCCCACTTCCCAGGAAGGCGGCAACATGCGGGCCTCCAACGAGGAGGCGATGACGGCCCCGGGCTCGCAGCCGGTGGATGTCATGCACCCGGCAGGGGACTACTTCGGCAACGACCCGGCCATCACGGCGACGAACAAGGGCGC